ACCCACCTAGAGGTACATCTTTCGATAATACCACCGCATCAGCGTCTCGTCATGGTGTCCCCTTTCCTCTCCGTTTCCTATATCCGCTCTTCGGCCCGGCGCTCTCCGGCTCGTCCGGTTCCACTTCCGCTAATTCCGCCTCGCCCGGCTCCTCCTCAAAGATTCGATTGACCAGATCCCGCTTGCCCTTGCGTACGGGGACAAAGCGCCCTTGATCGGTCCTGGGTACTTGGGTAATGGCATATTCCTGTCGGATCAAGGCGAGTTCGCGCAGGGTCGGACTGGTGTCCGGGTGTCCGCCGATGCGCTTGTGGTCGCGCGGCTTTCTCGGCCAGAGCAAGAGTCCTGTCCAGTAGACCTTCTGGCAGCCCTCGCACCTGATCTGCCCGGTGATCCGGTTGTAGCGCCCTTTCTTCTGGTGCCGCTGACCGTGGTAGATCGTGTTCAGCGTGCCACAGGACGGGCAGCAGTAGCGGAAGGCGAGGAGCTGAGCGAAGAGCCTGATAATCATTCTTGCTCGATTCGTGTCAAGTCTTCGATCCGCCAGCGAGCTGTCCGCATCCCATACGCGATCTTGGCGTACTCGACGCCTGCGTTCTCGTAGCGTCCGACTACACGGCCGACTTCGCGTGGATCAAGCGTGAAGCCTTTCGCACGCGGATCAGGCCCGTACACCACGTGATCGCCGATTCTGAGAGGTTCGCTCATTCCTGTTCCCGTGTGGTAATCCGCTCCGGCAGTCTCGCCATGATCCACGCTCGCCACTCCCCAAGTTCGTCTTCCCGCACGATCAACCGTGGCGTGTTCAGCCGGTAGGCCAACTGCCGCAAGTGACGCTCCTTGTCACTGACGGTCGAGCCGTCGTCGGCCCAGCCGGCCTTCCGGTTAATCGCGATATGGACGAGCCAGGTCAGCTTGCGCTGAGCCTGTCCCTTGGTGAGCCGCTGGGCTGCCTCACGCCACTGGTGATCGTACGGATCGCGCATTTCGGTACACGTGCTGGCGAGAAAGGCCCGAAAGTGTTGCAGCAGGCGCAATGTGGCCCGAATGCGATCTGGTGGTTGCCCGAGATAGGTGCCGGCCGTCATGCTGGCACCCTAGCAAACCGTTTGATAGCTAACCGTTCACAGGCGATCCGCTCGAACCTCGCCAGGGACGGCATGAGCCGATACTGCTCAAAATAGTGTGCGGTCGTACTGTTCGACTGACCGTTGAGCCTGAACGTGATCACTAAGATCCCCCCGTGTGCGCTCTCAGGCCGATAGAGGTCGAATCGGTACCGTGCAGGCCCGGAATCCTCTCTCATGGTTTCGCTCGCGACTGGCTGCTCGTTTTGGACACACTGCAAGGCGATCTGTGTCAACCATAGATCATGCTGGAGCTGACTCGCGTGGGATTCGAGTAGGGCGTAGCTGGGTTTTCTCATGGTCTGTTCTTTCCGTTTAGTCGCCAAATGTAATCCGTCCCAGCCGCAAGTTAGCCGTGGTTTCCTCCTGGCAGTAGCTTTGCCATGTTCCCAGCGTTCAGGTAGACATGGGCCGTAGCTGGCTTTCCGCAGAACGTCCCTGCGCTGACAAGCGCAAAGCCTGCCGGCAAGCGTATGAGCGTGAGATTGCCGACACGATCAACGGCTACGTCCTGAGTCTCAACGTTTACGATCCCATGCCTCGCCACATCGAAGTACGGATGAGAGTGTGTCGGTAGGCGTTTCCTTTGCAGGCTGGCGAGCTCGACGACGGCATACTCGGACCTTGATCCGCCATCCCAGTAGGAATTGATATTCACGCCGCCATTGAACACTGAGAGGGTCGCCTTCTGTTTCCGGTAGCTGGGGAAGGCTGCGAGCACGACGGCTTTCACTTCGGGCGCCGACTTGAGCTCGATAGTCTGGTACATGGGCCTGTCCTTTCCGAGATATAGGGTTAGCTGTGGTTCCTGCCAGCCAAGAGCGTACGGTCTGCCATGACCGCCGGCCATAGGACGACAGCGGTCCCATCGGGGACATGCGCGACATGTGGTCCTTCATGGCCTGCATTCCGCGTACACGTGTAGGTTGACCGGTCATCATCGGCCGCCCGCTCGTGGCAATAGGGCGATTGTGTCGCCATTGGGTACGCCTCGCCGACTCGCCGACCTTCCGCGACTGTCAAGCCGAGTATGAGTTTCATGGTGTGCCTCTCCTCTCCTGTCTGTGGCATTCCCGTGACACCGTGGGCTACCTTAGCCTTGACCGCTGGGATAGCGTAGTCACCTGTTCCCTTTCGTCACACTTTCTGGGTCGATGGTCGATTCGTTACCTTTGGTAACACTTGCAATATACGCCTTAAGTGCATTCATCACTGCAACTTGCACCTCAATTCGCTCTGTGAGTGCTCGCTGGCGTATCGCGTACCAGAGCTCGTCGTCGATGCCACGAATGAGGTAGGACTTCATGGGAGATATTGCCGTGTATCCCGGTGCCTGAAGGTGCCAATCTCTCCGCTGTTCGTCATGCGCTCTGCCAGGTTGGCATCGCACGACTGGGCCGAGAAGCACTCCACGAACGAACGTCCGCAGCGCGTGCAAGTGCCAGCCGCCCTGTTGTGACGAGTCGCATCCTGACGAGTCGCCCATCCTCGAACGCCTGTTGGCGCAGGCCGGAAGCTGGGCTGGTCTGTCTGTATGATGTTTTCCATGTAGCAAGCTTAGCACGCTTAGTGCCGTATGTCAACTATCACGCCAATCGACCTATTTCGCTCTACCTTCGCTAGGCTAAGTCTGCCTGGGCCGCGCCTAAAGTCACCAATAGTCGCAACCTGGCTGACTTGTTCGCGAGCGTACACTGAGCTACTTGAGTCTACTACACTCAATATAGCATATCGCGTGCCATGCTAGGCTGGCATAGGCCTTGCTTAGCGCCGCAGGCATGGCATAGTCCTTGCCGAGGGAGACTAGGCATTGTCCGCGAGGGTAGGGAGGGATGCGGGCCCCTGTGCAGGCGCCTGAATCCACCGATTTTTGTAGAATTTTTGTGTAACCGACTGATGAGCAAGGACTTATGCACAGTTTGTTCACATCTCAGGGTTTTGTCTGACTTGACTTCCATGCGAGAATCAGCTACTCACTGAGGACACGTGGTCAGGAAGCCCTGCGTCTTCTGTGACACCGATCGGATCGCGCGGCTCTGGCCCTTCTGCCCCACCTGCGGCACGGCCTTCGGACTAGGAGGGCTGCTCAGCGGGGCGCTGGTCACGATCGTCCTCGGGCTGATCGACTGGCTGGGATCACGATGATCTGGCAACGTGTCACAAAGTTCGATCCGCGCAGTGCCGCGCTCGCTGATCGCCACTACTCCCGGCGGAAGATCGGGGCGCCGCAGTTCATGCCACCTGGTGAGACATTGATTCTGCTCTCCTTGGACGAGCAAGCTGTTTTTGGTTGGTGGCGACCGCATCCACGCTCAGGGATCCAGGCGATGAACAGGAAGGATGGATGGACCTGCACGATCTTTCGAAACGAATCACCTACACGATCTTCAATACTGATCTTGGCGGCTGAGCAGATGCTCAAGGACGCTGGCGTCACGTGCGGTCCCGATGGACTGTTGACCTACGTGTGGAAGAAGAAGATTCAGTCACCCAATCCAGGCTATTGTTTTCAGCGAGCCGGGTGGGCAAAGACTGGCTGGTCGGCTGATCAGCAAAAGCGCCTGCTCCAGAAACCGTTCAGTCAAGTGGGTGTGTCATGAAGCTCACCGATCTGATCCGCAATGGGCTCGTGCTCCGCCGGATTCTCACGGCCCTGGAGCAGCAGACTCCACACCTGGCCAGTATCGCCGCGTCCTTGTCGAGAATCGCTGATCAGATCGCTCCGGTGATCGCAACCTCCACTGAGTCCGATCTCAAGTCTACCGGGATCAGCTTCACCCGCGACGCCGAGCAGAGCCGCATCCTCGATTTCCAAAATTACATGTATCGGACCTTCGGGCGCTGGCCAACCGATGAGGAGATCGTGGGGCACCTCGATAGTGGGAGCGCGAAGGAGATCTCGTGATGACACCGTGGCGCGATGGGATGGGGCGGCTCACCGTGCGAACCGAGACTGGAAACGCCCGTCGAGGTGAGCTGGTGATGAGAGAGGGGCAGCCTCGTGGCCTCTGTCGAATGCCGGGTTGGTTGCAGATTTACGGACCCGCGTCCATCCGTGTCACCGGGATCACAGAGGATCACCTCTGGCAGCAACGACAGATCCTCGCGGCGCGAGCGCGGCGTCAGCGGTTGCCCTCTGCGATGCGGTACGAGCGAGCACGTGATCCACGGTTTCAATCTGAGTGGAATGGGAGCGCATGAGCACCGCCCTTACTCCCCGTCCCGTCCTTCCGATCCTCAGCTACGCGGTGGAGAGCTTCGAGCAGCAACTGGGCGGACGCGAAGTCCTCGTCGAAGTGCTCGCCCAGGCGGACTCCTCCGAGACCATTCAGCGGATCCTGAGCTTCCTCGGCAACCCCGATCACCGCCGGAACACGCTCAGTACGGTCTGTCTGATGGCCGACTGTACGCCCGGCGATCTGTTCCTCGCCTACGAGCGGGCACTCAAGACCCGGGCGAAGGTCCTTGCGTCGATTCCAGTGGCGCGTGAGCTCCCCTACGTCGCCGCCGATGCCATGCGCCGCGCTCGTACCCACAAAGTCCTCTGCCTGGAGTGTAACGGCACGACACACATGAAGACACGGGTGAAGGGTGAGGTGATCGTCACCGAGTGTCCGTGGTGCGAGGGCGGCTGGATCAACCAGGAGCCCAGTCTCGATCAACAAAAGCTGGCGCTGGAGCTTGGCGAACTGGTGCAGAAGGCTGGCCTCAACATTCACAACGAAAACGTCCAGGAGACCAAGACGCTGCACGTGGGCCTGGGCGCGTCCTTGGCGAAGCTGCAAGCGGATGCCGCCAAGATCGTGTTCAGCCCCTCGGCGGTTGAACCTGGTCCGCGAGAGCCTGATGGACACTGAGTTCGCCCAGTGGCTCGCCACCCTTGGCGTCGGGGGCGTGCTCGCCGCCTTCATGTTCCATTTCTATCGCAAGGACGTGAAGCTCTACACCGAGTTGTGGCGTGGACAATCGGATGCCCTGATGCAGGTCGTGAAGGACAACAGCATCGCCATCACCGCGAACACCGAAGTCGTCCGCTCGCTCCAAGATCAGATGAAGCACGATCATGAGTCGCGTGGATGACCCTCCTCCAGCTGGCCATGCGCTTCGTCGGCGAGATAGAGGAGCGCCCCGGCGCCGCCGATCACCCCTTCATCCTCTGGTGTCTGGAAGCCTGCCACCCTATCACCGATCAGCCCCATGACGAGATCGCGTGGTGCTCGGCGTTTGTGAGCCGGCTCGCGTGGGTGCAGCGGTTGCCGCGCAGTAAATCCCTTGCGGCGAGGTCCTGGCTCGGGATTGGCACCGCCGTCGAGAGCAGTTTGGCGCGAGCGGAGTACGACGTGGTGATCCTCAGTCGTGGCCTCAATCCCGCTCAAGGGCACGTGGGCCTCTATGCGGGCGCCGAGACTGGGCGTATCCTCGTCTGCGGCGGCAATCAATCCAACGGGGTGACGATCGACACATTCCCGATCGCACGCGTGCTTGGAGTACGGAGGCTCGGATGAGTGTCCCCAATCATTTCTCCACCGTGAAGGCGCTGTTCGATCAGGGGGGCTGGACGCTCCACACCGATCCTGGCAAGGCCGCCTTCACCCGCGCCGCGGCGTGGAAGCTCTTTCAGCGCGATGCGCATTGGGGCCTGGTCGAGAAACTCACCGGCTCAAACGTCTTGGGGCTGTCCACCGATCTGGTCCTGTGGGCGGGCACGGGCGAGATCGTGGACATCGCGACGGATTCCGGGCCGATCTGGGGCGATGGGAAAGCGCCGATCGATCCGGATCGCTGGGTCCAGCCAAAGCCTCCAGCCGCGTGGGAGGAGGAGCCTGCGCCCGGTCCTGTCCCCATTCCCTATCCCGGCGATATGATCTGGGACCAAGTCGGGATCGCCCTCTTTGGGGACTACGCCGCCGCCTCCCATCCGCCTGATGCGGGGATGGGCCGCTGGTTCGGCCGCACGATCTGGGACGCGGTCGCGGGCGACGCCACTGGGCACGTCCTCACACTGGAGCAGTCAATCACGAAACATCGCGCCGAGTGGAGACAGGCGCTAGGGCTGCCAGCGACCCACTAAGGAGGTTGGAGTTCTCGAATTATCGGTCCCGGATAGGCAAGTGACCCGACGCGCCGCGAAAGTTCCGGGGTAGTGTGGCGCCCTCTGCGGCGGAGAGAAATCACGTAACGGCACACGTTAAACGCCGCGGGCCGTGACAGCCAGGAGAGACTGGCACTTCTCTATGACCAAAGAGCAGATCGCCATCCTGGGTCTCCTGTTGAGTCTGTTCGGGGTCATCTTTGGCTTCGGCGTACGGATGGGCGCCTTGACCGAGCGGATCGAGACGCAGAGCAAGCAGCTCGATCTGGTCAGCCAGGATCTGCGCGCCATCAATCGACACTTCATCTTGTGGAGTCAAGCGCACCAACAGGAGGGACGCTGACTAAGCGAAAGTTGTCTTATCCATTTCCGCCTATTCCTGTTGGCTTTGGACAGTGGTTCGCGGGCTTTGCCGATGGAGAAGGGTGCTTCTCCGTGTACTGGAATAACAAGTCCCAAGTACGTGCGTCGATGCTCTTTCTATTCAAAGTGCAGTTACGGACAGACGATGTTGAGATTCTTCGGCTGATTCACAGAACTTTGAAAGTTGGACGTGTTGAGGAGAATCTGAAGAACGGAACCGCTAATCCGATGGCGCGTTTTGTTGTAAACAAGATCGGTGAACTTCAATCTGTGATCATTCCACTCTTTGAACAGTTCCCCCTACGGACTAGGAAGGCTCGTGATTTTGAGTTGTTCAAGCGCCTTGTTCACTTGAAGGCTGAATTCTTTCATAAGCGAATGCCGACTGAGGCGTGGGATCTTTTACAGCGTGATTGTCGAGAGCTTCGAGCCGTGAAGCGATTCAACTATGGAGGCTGAACGTGCCAGCAAAATCCATTTTCAAGAGTAAGGTATTCTGGAGCAATGTGCTCCTCGCGACGGTCGCCGTGAGCAGCGGACAGTTTGGGATCCTGATCCCAGCCGAAGCGGCGGTGCCGATCGTCGCTGGAGCGAATATTGCGCTGCGCTTCATCACGAAAGGGCCGGCGAGCCTGTTCCGCGACGAGTAGGAGTACACGAGTACAGTAGTACAGGCGTATGTACTCCCCCGAGATCGTCGCCCGCCGCGAGCGCGCGCTCTTTCTCCAGTCTCCGCCGGCCGGGGTGCTCCAGCCTCAGCTCGTCTTCCCTGATCGTCGCCTGCCGCGCTATTCGGTCGCGGACTGCCGAGCGTGGACCGATCGACTGGGTGATGAGCCCCGTCCGCTCATCAACGAGGAGAAACGCTTCGTCTACGGCGAAGGGCTGCTCTGCCAGATCGACGCGGTCCACTTCCTTGAACGCTACTGCATGATCGATCAGGAGGGGCATGGGCTCATCCCGATCTACCCGCTCTGGGAGAGCCAACAGTTCATGCTCGACCGCCTCGCACGCTTGGAGGTACAACGGGTCGAGGAACGCTCCCCCGATGGGCTGCTGCTGAACATCCTGAAGATCCGTCAAGTCGGGATCACCACCCTTGGCGTCGCACTGGTCTGCCACCGCATCTTCACCCAACCCTACATCCGCGCGCTGGTGGGATCGGATATCGAATCCCAAGCCGGCTACCTCTTCCGCATCGCCGAGCGCCTCTTCCGCCATCTCCCCTGGTGGCTCGCGCCCGATCAGACCGGCTACAACAAAAATAGAGAGCTGATGCTGGCCACCGGCTCAGAGCTGCGTACCGCATGGGGTAAGTCCACCCGTGGTGCGCTGCAAGAAGTGGGCGGAAAGAAGGGCAACATCGAGCGGGGCCGGACCTACAGCACCTTCCATATCTCGGAGTTGGCGACGTGGGACAACCCCGATCAGCTTGACTCGGCGTTGCTGCCTGGCATTCCTGTCTACCGTGATACGTTGGGCCTCCTGGAGTCTACGGCTGAACTCTCGGATGACTGGTGGCACAAGCACTGGCAAGCCTCTGCGCGCACGGTCGGGCGGTTTCGGAATCTGTTCATCGCCGCCTACGCCGTGCCGAGTAAATATTCGCTCGCGCCCCCCGATCGGTGGGAACCGCTCGAGACGACCAAAGCGTGGGTGGAGAAGGCCGAGCGTGAATCGCCGCAGTGGTGCCTGGGCCAGACGATTCATCCTACGCTCGCGCAGCAGTACTGGTACGAAACGACGAGAGCCTTTTACGAGGCGAAGAACAAGCTCAGCGCGTTCTTGAAGGAGTACCCCTAGCGACCCTAACGAATGCTTCCAGTACGCGGGCCACGGCGTCTTCGACATCGAACAGCTCCAACTGATCGATCAGCAAGCCAAGCCCCTGATCGATGTCTGGGCGGTCGAGCCCTCGAGAGATATCGCGGAACTTCGCCGCCTCGCACCCGAGGAACTGAAGCCCGATCATCGTCTGCCCGCCCCACTCGCCCCTCGGTTGCCTCGCGCCCTCGCCGAGACCGTGGAGGTGCCGCCTGGCTACGGCTTCCGGCGCTTGGGAGTCGAGGCACTCAAGGACATCGAAGGGGTGGAAGGGCTGCGCGAAGCCGGGGTGCTCCTCATCTACGAATATCCCCGCCGTCTGGGCGTGCGGTCGTACGTGATGCCAGTCGATGTCGGGGACGGCGTGGGGCTGGACTTCTCGGTCATCGATATCTTCCGGATGCCCACGGTGGAAGAACCGACCGAGCAAGTCGCGCAGTTCGTGTCCAACGTCCATCGCCCGGTCGAGATCGCGCGGATCTGTGACGCCATCGGCCGCTACTACCTCGATACTGATGGGATCGAGGCGTTAGCCGCTGTCGAGGCTAACTTAGGACCGGGACTCGTCGTGCAGCACGAACTCCAACTGCATCTGGGCTACTCCAACTTCTACGTCTGGGAAGTCTTGGATGCGGGTGATCCCAGTGGGCGCTTCACGAAACGGATTGGCTGGGCGACGACCAAGCAAACCAGACCCATCATTCTCGCCAGGCTCTACGAAGCCCTCACGACGCAAGATCCGTTCTCGCACGTCCTCGATCTCCGTCTCCATAGCCCAATCTCCCGATCAGAGTTGCGCCATTTGATCATCCCCAAGGTCCCTGGTGCTAGACTAGGCGACGCCGAAGCCGCTCCAGGTCATCATGACGACTGTGTGATGAGCGCGGCCATCGGACACTTCGTATGCTATATGCAGATGGGCGGTGAGATCGAACCGATCAGCGAGCGCCGCCATCGCAGGGAGGCGACCCGTGCCCTCGAAGCTTCGCGTGGAAGTGGACTCCGTCGCGACTGGCGCAACTCGGCCACCAGCGCCGAAGGAGCCAAGCAAGGGATCGATGATGACGCCGACGACGACTGGGGACCCGACGCCCTCTACTTCGACCCTCGGTCCCACGAGTGATCGGCGGACGGTGCGTGCACGTCCACAGGATCTGCTCACGGCGTGGCAGGCTGTGAAGACGGAGCTGGTCACGCTGCCCAGCGGGTATCCCGTCCACGTCTATCCGGGGGACTGGCTCGTGGCGAACGGCGAGCGGATCGTGGACGCGGTCCCCACGGCGCAGTTCGATCGGCTCTACGAGCCAGCCCTGAGCGGATTGACAATCCCGGATGCGACTCGTGCCGATCTTGATCGGGTGCTGGGCCTTGGGGCAACCACGTCGGCGAACGATCTCCTCTTCGCCGTCAGTCGCCTGGCTCGTCTCCAAGTTGGTGAGATCGTGGTCGAGCTGAGTCCGCCGCAGTGGGAAGAGCTCAAGAAGAGGGCAGCGGTGCAGAACCAGACCGTCCGGGTGTTCATGGAACGGCTGGTGGCGAAGTTTACGCAAGACCTGTGGAGCCTCTGATGCCGAGGGACGTGTTGCTGTTGTCCTCGCGTGGCTGTCGCCTGGTGACAGTGCCGGATCCGCTTCCGCCGCGCTGGCTCATTCCAGTCCCGTTGAAGTTGTCTGTGTATCGCGCCGATGCGCCGCCTACCAAGATCGATTACCCGGTGCGTGAGTACTTGCGTGTGGATCCGGACACCTATCTCGAGCGTGAGGATCTCTAGGGTGCCCCTGTTCGACTTCTGGTGTGAGTCGTGCGGACAGATCGCACGCGATGTCTACCGCCCGATCAGCGTGGGTGCGCAAGCCGATCCGCCGATCTGTCGTTGCTCTGGGTTCTCTCAGCGAATGGCCTGGATCCCGTTCGTGCAGTTCATCGACGCCAAGGAGCCCTTCCAAGAGTTCACGGTGTCCGATGGCCGTAACCGCCCGGTCCTCGTCGATTCGCTGCGCAAGATGCGCCAGGTCGAGCGCGAGTCCGAGCAGATGGCGCGCAATGGGGAAGGTCAGCCGATGGTCTGGCGGAGATATTCTCAGGATCGCTCGAATGTGCACGTCCACACCCTTGGTGAGAACCCGCAGCAGGCTCCGACAAAGGAAGCGGCGGCGCGATTTGGCGCCACACTCAGGAAATCGGCTGACGCGCCCGAGGTGGTGTTTGGGCCGGGGGTCAATGAGTCGAACACGAGCGCGCTGAAGGATCGAGGATGAACGACTATCACGTCCTCCCGATCAACGATGCCATCGCGCACGACGAGACACGCGGCTGCTGGTGTCAGCCCTGGTGTGAGCAGATCTTTGAGGAGGACTGGCGCACGGCGACCTTGGTTGTTCACCGGTCTGCTGACGGACGGGAACTCTCTGAGGATGATGCGGAGGTTCCGCCCGCGACGAGACATTAACAGGAGGTTAGAGTATGGGACAAGCCTTTGACAGCGGCGACCATGTGCTCGGAAGTTATTTCGGTGAGACGAAGAAGCAAGTCTTTGACAAATTGATGCAGGAGCATCCCCACGCGAACAGGGTAGAGATCCGTAGCGTTCAGCCAGATGAAGTACTTCCACCGAGTACTGAGATGCCGCGTTATCGGTGCCACAAAGAAGTCTGGGCGCTGAAGATTGTGGACATTCGTCTCACTGAGTCAGGTACGGCTGTCATTACGCCAGCCGACAGTGGCTATGCTCCGTTCAATGTGACGGCTGCCTACGTACTCAAGCATGAGCCGCAGGTTGGTGGTTATTACGTTGTCTACAAAGACGGCTATGCTTCCTTCTCGCCGGCAGCTGTCTTCGATGAGGGCTATACTCGAATCTAGTTAGGAGAAGATGCCAGAGTTCTCCATCGCGGGCATTCGAGATTTACCCCGTACCACCGCCGACACCCTGGCCAAGGGCGATCCCCGTGTGCTCGGCTGGCTCCAGGAAGCGATTGAAGAAGGCGACCGCATCAACCGCGCCGATCCCTCCTACGACGTGATCGAACGCTCCCAGCTCTACCTCGTCGGCGAACAACTGAGTCCTGAGCGCCAGCGTCTGAAGTACCTCCCCCAAGTCGTGATCAACGAGACGCGCAAGGCGGTCCAAGCCCACGTCTCGGCCCTGACCGATCTCAAACCCGTGTTCGGCTGGCGGCCCACCAACCCCGATCTGTTCCAGCGTCAGGCCGATCTCCTCAACCGCCTTGCGATCGCCGAGTGGGTCATGACGATGGCCGACATCGAGCTGGGTGAGTGTGTGAAGTACGCGCTCACCTGTGGGACTGGGGACTTAGTGGTGGACTGGGACCCGCATGCGCCCTTCGGTGGAGCGAATAGCTACTCGGCGCGTGATCCCAGAGATACTCTGCCGATCAGACCCTCACAAGGTCGATCAGTCCAGTTGTGGGAAGGAGTCGTCCTGCGCGAGGAACACTCGGTCAATGCGCTCCGAGGCATGTACCCCACCAAGGCTGCGCTCTTTCGGCCAGCCAGCGACAATCAGTTGGGCCGGGTGATGGGCAAGTTCCGCACGATGGCGGCCAGACTGATCACCCCGGCCGATCCCCTTGCGGGGTTAGGACAGACGGGCACGCATACGCGCAAGTCCCGCTCGGGCCAGATCGTGCTCTATCGCGCCTACCTCCGCGACCGCACGCGCAACCTCACCGATCGTGGGATCGTGATGGGCACGCCTGGCTCAGCGTGGCAATACGTCGCCCAGCCGAACGAACCGTTGTATCCCCGCGGGCGACTCGTAGTCGCAACAGACGACGCAGTCGTCTACGATGGCCCGAACACCTACTGGCACGCGCGCTATCCCGTCTGCCGCCTGCGTCTCTGGTCGGTCCCCTGGCAACTGCTGGGCATCCCGCTGATGAACGACCTCTGTCCAATCCAGGACGCGATCAACGAGACGGCGAATGACATGCGCTTGGCGCTGATGCAGTGGCTGGACCCGGACGTGGTGTTCAACAGGAACGCCGTGTCTGAAACCACCATGCGCGTGAGCGACACCCGCCGTCCTGGCAAGCGCCTCAAGACCAATCCCAGCTTTGGCGATCCGTACAAGAAGCTCGATGGGCCGAACGCGCAAATCATGTCCCTGGGCTTGGAGTTGTGGGATCGGCTCACGCAGAAGTTCGCGGACATGAGCGGCACAGCCAACTTGTCCGCACTCATGCAGCTTCGCCAGATGCCCTCCGCGGACACGATCCAGAAGTACTATGAAGCCCTCACGCCTGAGATCCGCTATGAAGCCCGGCAGGTCGAAGGGTTCATGCGCGATCTGGCCGATCTGATCAAACCGAACTACTTCCAATTTCGCACGACCAAACAATTTATTGCGCTGCTGGGCGAGAGCGCCTCGACACTAGCGGACATTGATTACGACCCGGACACGCTGGTCCCGGCGGTCAAGCCGCACATGGCTGGCTACACCCCGGAACTGGATCCCGATCTCACCACCAGAGATCAGCGAGCCCAGTACTTCCACAACCAGTTTATTTTCACGGTCGCGCCCAACTCGATCCTCGCGATCAACGGGGCGGATCGGCGCATGATCGCGATGCAGGAAGTCCGCTCGGGACTCCGCGATTTCTGGAGTTACCACGAGACGATGGAAACCCCGAACGTGGGTGCGCCCCCGGCTATTCCTCTGCCACCGCTGGAACCGATTCCTCCAGAGGTGCAAGCGGCCCTTGTGCAACAACTCATGCTGAATGCGCAGGGGGGGCTCGTGAACGCACCGCTCCAAGCGCCAGATGGGAAGTCCTATACCTTCGATCCAGCATCCGGGCAACTGCTGGAGGTTCGCGTGCCGCAGACCATCACGGAGCGGTTGGTCGCTCAGAACCTCATGGGTATTGGCCAGGTCGCCAACAGCGCCGGACGCAAAGCGAGTGGGCAGGAAGCGCCAAAGATGGAATCAAAGGGCGATGAGCCGGGGGGACGGACGACGATCACGGAATCTTCAAAATGAGCGAGCTCGGCCCGACGGTATTCATGGGATCGCTCGCGTGGATCAAGGCGGTTCGCGCCTTCCTGGAGTCCGACCGTGATACGCAGATCCGCGTCGCATTCGAGCGCGCCTACAAAGATCTCCCGACGCCGACGCACTATGTGAAAACCACTGACGGGCACCTGGGCATGGGAATGACCTTCGCAGACGCCTTCAGTGATCTGGTACGGGAGACTGGTGATGGGAGTTGACCTACCCGTAGTCACCGAGCACGACGCCGATCTGTGTACCCTCCTCTCTGCCCTCTATGATCGCCGCTTCACCGGCGGGATCTGGCTCCATTTCCAGTCCGGGATTCCCAAGGTCGTCGAGATGCAGACCGTGCAGATTCGCTTGACCGTTGACAACCGCTCAGATTTCGTGCAGGCTGTCAAGGATTTGCTCGCGCCGACGAACGCCTAGCTCTCACGAGCAGTACCGTTCAGGCCCGATCTTCTCCGAGTGGGGAGGTCGGGCCTTTTTTTTTGTATGCCGATCACCGAGTCTGGCTCCAAGGTGCTGTCCTCGATGCAGAAGTCCTACGGAGCGAAGAAGGGGAAGAGCGTGTTCTACGCCTCGATTAACAAAGGCAAGCCCGGATCGCGGAAGTGGCATGGCAAGTCGGCGAAGGGCCGGTCGATGCGAGGGAAGCGATGAGTCCCAAGTCTCCCTCGATGGATCGCTACCAAGAGGAAGACGATCACCGCACGATCACCCGCGCCGCCGAGGTCATGACCGATCGGAAGCGGATGGTGGGCGTGAAGCGGCAGCACCGGAAGATGACCAAATCCATGAGCCTCGTGCAGCGATCGATGCTCCAGGGGAAACGCTAATGGCTGAAGCCCCGCTGCGTGAACGCGGTGCCCTCGCGCGTGCCAAACGGCGAGGTGGGATCAAGGGTGCCCGGTCCACCGACATTCGCCTCTCCTCGCCTCGGCGCGATCTAGTGGGCACGATGAAGAAGGGTGCGGCCTTTGTGCGTGAACGCACCGTATCGAGGTCTCGGTAGATGGCCTTCCCTCAAGCCGCCTCGCAACTTGACGGCCCGCCGCCCTCGCCGCAGATGGCTGGGGCAGGTCCGATGGGGGCTCCATCACCCTTCAGCCTCTCGGCGATGGCGCCTGGGCTCCCGTCGCACCAGATGCCCCCGGAGATTCTCACAGGCATTCTCCAAAGTTCTCAAAAGATCGGTGAGCTCTTGGACAGTTACGCCCAAGTCGCCCCTGATCTCGCGATGCAATTCTCGGCGATCAAAGATCAGTTGGCACAGGTGCTCGCCCAACTCGTGCAGTCCGGCGCTGGCGCGATGAGTTCGACGGCCGTGGGGCGGCAATTCCCGGCGGCGTTTGACCGTGGAGTCGCAGGTGCAGGAACAGTCTGATGAAGGTCTTACGGCAGTCACGTAGCTGCTCGACAGGTACTGGTGTGGTCCACGCGATCGCAGGTACTCGCGTCGTGTAGGAGGAATCATGGCAGGGAAAGCATTCGACGCAGGTAAATCCTTGGCAGACTTGGTACTCGCCAAGCTCCCCGAGAGCTTGAGGACCAAGATGTCTGAGGTGTTCTCGGCTCCGGAGGCCGCTGACGCGATCACCGAGCTTGGTGCGCGTGGGCTCGCCCAGAGCGAGTTCAGCAAGCAGATGGACGAGATTCGCACCAGAGAGCAGGAGCTCGACGACGAGGTGGCCAAGGCCCAGGATCTCTACCAGCAGAACACCGCGTGGTGGGCCAAGAACGAGGCCGCGATCAAGGAGTACAACGAGATCAAGGCCAAAGGCGGAACACCGCCCAAGGTGGAGTCTGCTCCCCCAGGTGTCAGCAAAGAGGAGTTGGCCTCGTTCATGGAAGAGCGCGAGAGAGCGGCGGCGAACTACCTCGGTCTCCAAAATTCGCTCACGCTCAAGCACTTTCAGGATTTTGGTGAAGTGATCGACACACGTGAGCTGCTTCAGGATCGCAACTTGGGTAAGCAGAAACCGGACGGAAGCGTGTACGGCCTGCTCGATGCCTACCACACGAAGTTCCAGACCAAGATCACCGAGAAGCGTGACAAGGATGAGTCCGCGCGGATCGACAAGCTGGTCAACGAAAAACTGACAGCGGAGCGAGCGAAGTTTGCGACCCAGCCGTTTCCGCTCAGAAACGCAGAACCCTCAGTCCTCGACGCCTTTGCTGAGAAGCCGGACGTGCGGGAGGCTCGGTACACCGTGGACAGTGCGGAGGCCGAGTACAACCGTCTTCAGCAAGTGCGCGGCGGGGCCTGATTAGAGAGTGGAGTGATCGATGGCTCTACAATTCGATGATGTCAATACGACCGTCACCAAGGAGATCCAGCCTGGGGTCGTGGACAACTACTTCAAAGCGGGACCGATGATTGCGATGTGCAAGAGTCGGTTCACCAAGAAGTGGATTGGTCCACAAATCCAGGAGAACTTCTTGTTCCGCCCGATGATCGGCGGCTCCTACAAAAAGGGTGGATCGTTCAACGTGACCCGGCCTCAGACCCGCACGGGGATGCTCTTCACCCCCCGTTACTACGAAGTCAACGTCACCGAGTTCTTGGAGGATCTTGAAGTTGAGATGGCTGGACCCCGTGCGGCCTTCAGTGTCATTCGCACGGACCTGGCGCAGGCGGCCCTGACGATCTCTGCGATCTTGGAAATCGCCTTCTGGCATCACGGCCAGGCGCTGGCGGGGGACGATCGGTCAGGGGAGATCAACGGGATCGAAGAAGCCCTGGGCAGTATCACGCAAGCCTCGTGGGCGGGCAATCTGTTCCCCAGCTACGGGGGCCAGACCCGTGCCGACGTGAACGGAGCGCTCACGGCTCCCACTGGACTGGTGAGCAATCCAGACATTTCAGTGTTTGCGGCTCCTGGGGCGATCAGCTACCGGATCCTTCGCCACTCCTACCTCTCGACCATTATTGCGAATGAGCGCCCGACCGTGGGTGTGACGACCAACCGGTGCTTCGGGTTCATCGCCGAGAACTTCCTGCCGCACCAGATCGTCGATACGACCCAGCCCGAGATCGGCTTTCCCGGCTTCAAGTTCGACAATGCGACGATCATGATGAGTCAGTACGCGCCGGGCCAGGATGGGGTGAACGACGCCTTCTTGGGGAACTACCTCGACACGGGCGGGGAAGTCTTCGCGTGGCTGAACTTCGGGCCGCAGGGCGACGATGCGTTCATTCGGCTCTACATCGCGCAGTCGGCGAAGTTCGCGTTTGGCTTCACGGGGTTCAAGGGCGCGCGGGAAGACAACCAAGTGAGTGGGCAGACCTTGTTCGGAGGCAACTTGACGGTACGGGCGCCTCGACTGTCGAGGATTTTGCACCATATTACCGCCTGATTGTGTAGGTAGGTTCAGCAGCTTAGAGGAGTTCAGTCATGCCAAGCCGCTGGGAGATGCCGCCTGTCTACTTGCAGAGCGGTGATCCCGAAACCGAAGACGTTGCGACGCTGCACGCGCCGGGTACCCTGGGGATGCGCTTCACGATCATGCAGCCCCCTGGGCCTGGAGCGCCCGCCGCTCAGGCGTTTCGCTCGAAGACCTATCAGCTCATCCGTACCGACAGCTCGATGACTGTCACGCCGTTCCCGAACGCGGTCGCGTGGTGGGCGGACAAGACGCGCTATCTGGTCACGACCTCACCGACGGCGCTTGGGCGTGGGCGGATTGCAGGACGCTTCCCGGACAAGAGCTTGGTCACAGGGGGCGGAACGGGGTCGATTACCACCGGGAACTACGGGTGCATCCAAGTCCACGGACCTGGACGTGTCAAGTTCATCGATGCCGTCGTCGTCGCGAACGTGACGGCGGTGGGCAACTTTGTCATTCCGTCCGCGACGGCGGGCAAAGCCGATGTCCTGGGCGCAGGATCCTCGGCGACCTATCCCACGCTCGGGGTGACGGCGGGGGCCTTGGATCTGGGCGACGCGACCGCCATCGTGGATCTGGACGTGCCGGAGACCACCTAAAGGAGGCCAGGGATGCCGCTTGATTTGACGACGGTCCCTGACCGGCACGACCGATCAGGGTCGAAATCGCGCAAGCTGGGCCGTGTCACGGGGCCGACCAGCTACGCCACCGGGGGAGAGGTGCTGGGGCCGAATGCCTTTGGGCTGGGGCGGGTTGACGTGCTGCTGTTCGATCATGGGACCAACGGCACCGATCTCCGCCTTGTGAACTACGACTACACCAACGGTCGGGTGAAGTGGTTCGATCTCGCGGGCGCGGAGATCGCCGACACGACGAACCTCTCCGCCTACTCGGCGCGGTATGAGGCGATTGGGATCTAGGGATGGCCGAAGGCTTCACCGATGTGTGGCGGACGGTGCGGCTCTACGTTCCCGTGGCGCCGTTGTTCCTCGTGCAGGACTGGGTCAACGAGGCGTGGAAGACCCTTGCCCGTACCCGACCGTGGAGCTTCCTGCGTGGGGAGCTGGCCTTGACGATCAACGCCGCACGGACGGTGGCGAGTGTGACCGTGACACGCGGGTCGGCGACTGTGACCTCGGTCGGGCTGTTTGTCGCCTCAGACAATGGGCGGACGTTCCGGATCAGTACCTATCCGCACTACACCATCGTCGCCTTCGTGGACGTGAACACGATCACCCTCGACCGGGTGTACGGAGAGGATGACGGGACGGCTTCGGCCGAGATCTACGACGGCTACGCGATCATGCCGGCGGACTTCGGGAGCTTCCGGATCATCGTGGACCCGTACATTCGCCGACGCTTGGCGTTCTGGATCACGGAGGATCAACTGAATCTGCTCGACCCCATCCGCCAGACGGGGGACAGTGGGCCTCGGGTGCTGGTCGCCTCAAGTCCGTCTCCACATCCCTTGACCTTGGGTCGTATTCGCTATGAGTACTGGCCACGCCCGACTGCCAATCGTAGTTATCCGGCGCTCTACAACAAGCAGGCGGACAGTTGGGTGAATGGGGAACTCTTCAGCGGCGTGCTGGCGGATGGCAAGGATGCGCTGGTCAAAGGTGCGTTGGCGCAGGCGGCACGCTGGCCAGGGAGTGGGGATGTCCAGAACCCCTACTTCAATCTCGCGCTCTCCGACCGGTTGGAGACGGAGTTTCAGTGGCGCACGCAGCAACTGGGCCTGCGCGACGATGAGCACTATGGCGATGATCTTCAGCGGGTCCACTGGGAGCGGTGGCCGCTGGCCGATTTGGCCTACGGGGATCAATCCCTCAGATCCACTGACGCGACGGTCGCGGATCTGTACTGAGGAGGCTCTATGCCGATCAAAGATTTGCAAACACCGTGGACGGGCTACCCGGCTCCCATGCCTGATATGGGTGGGGCGGGCGTGGTCAGTCGCGGCTCGGATCCGAACGCGGAGGGGGGCGAGGGGGCACAAGGGCTGACGCCGATCTGGCCCGATCCCATTCATGGCGCGCAGGGGAACGCAGAGACGCCGAACTCGGTGTCAGGGCTCCCGTCGCTGCCAAACCGCTTCGAGCCGAGTGGGACACCGCCGATGCCCCCGGATCTGACCGATCGCAATCCCGGCACGATTGATGAACGCTGATGGCTGCACGGCACTTTAACCTGACGCTCGCGGCGGCGGCTCAGCGCCTCTCAGTCGTGTACGCGAATCCAGCCATTGGCGGGCCAGATGATATTCCCTACCGGCAGCTCTTTTTCTCGGCGGCAGGGGCGGTGGCCTATGTAGGCGACGATGCGGACGTGAGTACGACCGACTACGGCGTGCGGGTAGAGGTCGCGGCGGCGGGCGACTATCCGATCGTCATCGGGAGTTTTGACACGGGGCCGCTGAAGCTGTCCAATTTCTGGGCGGCAGGGGCAGGGAGTACGCTCCATATCCTTGGAATACCGTTCTAGTCGTCACTAGCTGACAGGAGGAGACTCTATGGCCGGGTACGCAGTCGAGCAAAATCGGACAGCTTCTGCCACCCTTCCCGTGGGCTCGGTCTCGGCCGACGCGACTCGCCCACGCCGGGGTAAGTTCTACGACATCATGTTTGGATCGGAAGCCTCGCCAGCCGACAACCCGTTCCTCTGGCAAATCCAGCGGCACACCGCAGCCGGTACGTCAACGGCGGTGACACCGCAGACGATTGATCCGGGGGACGCGGCGACTGAGGCGGATGCGGGCGAGAACCATACGATCGATGTCACCGCGACGGCGGGCGCGTTCCTGCTCAGCATCCCCCTGAACCAGCGCGCGACATTTCGCTGGGTCGCGGCGCCGGGCGGTGAATTGGTTTACCCCGCGACCGCCTCAAACGGGTTGCACGCACGGACCCCGACGAGTTCAGCGGTCGCGGTGACGTGCGAAGTGCATTTCAACGAGATGTAGCCATGTTCGTAGGACCGCTCCTGCCTGCGTGGTGGGACGAGCACTATCAGCGGTTCTGGTGGCGCTGGAAAGCCGAGCAGGGGCGGTGCTGTCCGCACTGTGGAAAGGCGCTCTCGTGAGCCGGTATCTCGTAAAGTTCGAGCCAGCGGCGATCTACCTCCCGTTTCATCCGCGTGGCAACCGGTTGATCGGTGAGCTCGTCGTCTACGCTGAGAGTGTCGAGGGCGCTGAGGATCATGGGCGGAAGGTGACGCAGGGGGCGTCTCGTGTCGTCGCGGAGGAGTTGCCGGAGGCGGCCTAGATGCTGAAGCCGCAGGGCTACGCGGTCATCGTGGACCCGGATCAGCCGCTGGTGGAGCGAGACTCGATCACCTGCTTCCACTGTCAGCAGATCGTGTTTGTCAA